GAGATTGGTATAAAGCAAGGGGCTTATATCACACAAGTGGATACACTCCTAAAAAGGGCGACTTGGTTATATTTAAAAACGCTAGTCATACAGGTATAGTAGAATCTTTTAGCAACAATGTGGTGCATACAATAGAAGGTAATAGTGGCGATAGCGTGGCTAGAAGAAGTTATACTTATGGCACAAGCAATATAGCTGGGTATTGTCAAGTTAAATTTCCTAGTTCAACTACAAAAAAAACATATTCGGGAACATTTCCTAAACTACCAGCAAGAGGGTATTTTTATTATAATCCAAAAACTCCGAAAAAATATTATGATAGTGGTACGCAAGTTAAAAATGTACAAAGATTCTTAAATTGGGCTATTGGTTCAAAACTGGCTGTTGACGGATATTATGGTAAAGCCACATATAAAGCAGTAAAGAATTTCCAAAGAGAAGTTAAAATAGCACAAGACGGCTTGTTTGGTAGCGCTTGTTTATCAAAAGCAAAAACGTTTAAAAAGTAGAGGTTAATAAATGGATTTTGTGACCAGAGAACTCATAATCATATATAAACCATTAGACCTAGATTGGCTAAATTTTAAAATCACTAGAGAGAACCCAATAACATACCACCATATAGATAAACGCGAGTTTGGAGGGAAGAAGACTATAGATAACGGTGCATTGCTTACTAGAACAAGCCACCAGTATTTGCACCTTATCGAAAGTAAAGAGGATAAATTATATTATGCAATTAATCAACTTCTCAAACTCATAAACAAACAAAAAACTCCGCCCACTCAGGAGCAGAGACAAATAATGGATTTTCTTCTAGACGAGTTTTATAAAGCTCACGAACACGATAAAAACGCCAAAGGGGAACCTTTAATAAAAGAAAAGTATTTAAAAAGATATTAGACTGGGGAAACCTGGTCTTCTTTTTTTATGCCTTAATCTAAATAATTGATTTTAAAAATCTCTATAAATTTTTCTCTAGAATTAGTTTTCTCAAACTCTTCCTGAAATAACCTTTTCCACTTTAAGTTAAATTCTCTATCGTTATGAAATCTGTCGTGACATTCTCTACAAAGAGGAACTATCATTCCGTATTTCATAGAGTTTTGTCTATTTTTCCCCTCGAAAACCTCGTTCTTATCTATGTGACCTCGAGAGGAACCACAGGAAGCGCATTTTAATAAATCTTGATAAATTATACTATATCTTTTGTTTTCAGCCTTGCGTTGCTTCTTTGAGGTTGTTTTGAGGGGTTTAGCAACCTTATATTCTTTTAAACTGCAGACTGCACATTTTGATAAAACAACTTCGCCTTTTTTAAGAGAACAATAATAATATTTTTTATAATTTTTAGATCTAATTTTTAAGTACTTGCAATACATAATTTTGTACTACGTTTGTACTACCAAGTATATATTTTTTCGTAATTTTAGTTTAATTATTAATAAAAAAGCCCTGGTATTTTAATTATTATGTTAGAAAACAATACCCTCATCCTCCACCAAATTTGAATATCGAAGCCTTTATTTAAGGGCTTTTTTATTTTTTGTACTACCGTTTGTACTACCAAATGAAAATTGAAATATATAATTAATAGTATTTATCCGTAGTTTTGGCCATCTCCTTTCTAACGTTTTCGCTTATGTGACCATAGGTATTTATGGTAGTTTGAATGTTTGAGTGTCCTATACGTTTAGAGATTGCATACATCTCCCAGCCTTCGGACATCATAGTTGTAACAAAGGTATGCCTTAAATCATACATTCTTATTTTTGGGACACCAGATTTTTCTATGTAGTAGTTAAAATGTTTCCTTAACGAAGTGTCGCTGTAAGGTTTATTTGTTTCTGGGTTCGTTAAAATAATCATATCATTACTTATAGTTAATCCCAAAGTATCAGTTAAAAATTTTCTGTAGTCTTCTATTTCTTTAATTAGTTTATCAGAAACATCTATTACACGTTTTGAATATTCGTTTTTAGTTCCTTTCAAAAATGTTCTAGACTTTGGATCATAGTCGATAGAGTGATTAATAGTTATGGTTTTATATTCTTTTGAAACGTCACAAAATCTTAATGCCCTTGTTTCTCCGAGCCTGTCCCCTAAACTAAAGCCTAGCAGAATAACCATTTTTATAACGTATGCGCAACGTTTTTTTGTACCAGAACCATTTAGTATATCTTTATCAATTTCGTTTAATATTGCCTTTAAATGGCAGGGCAACCAATATTTCATTTCTTTTTTTTCTTCTTTAAATTGCGGAATGGCGGTAGCGGGACTATAAACAATGCGTTCTTCTTTTATACACCAGTTAAAGAAACTTTTAAGTTCTATTAATATTCTGTTTTTTTGCTTTGTGGTCGTATCAGCGCCAGCTATTAATTTTTCTATATCAGTTTTTGTGATTTTGGTAATTGCGAAGTTGTCTAGTTGTTTTAGATAACGATTGTAAAAAATGTTTTTTCGTCTCCAGGAATTGTATGATAGGTTTGCTTTGCAGAACTTCATATATTCAACCCATGTATCTTCAAACGCGTTTTTGTTAATCGCCTCTAGTTTTTTAGTGATTCTGGTTTTTTTGTTGTCTCTTAATTTAAGCGCTATTTCAATGTTGAAGATTTTGTTTTGCTTTTCGTCTTTGCTAATGGTTGTCCTTGTGCCAGGGACTACAATAATATAGTTTTGATTTTTAATTGATTTGTAAATGTTTTGATATCTTGTTTTTTTATACCTTTTCATATCCATAACAGCATCGCCTCCTTTACTTTGCTTGCTTTTTTTGCTATAATGAGTATGCAAAAAGGGATTATTTCTTTCTATGTGGTTATAGGTAATAATTTAATTTTTGCGAATGACTGAGTGTTGCCGCACTTGGTCTTTTTTTATTCGCCATTTATTTTTTCTTTAATAGATTGTAAGTAGTTATCTGCACCGTCTTCATAACTTGCGCATTTGAAGGCTAATAAGTCGTTGTCGGCTTGTTCTAGTTGATTAAGCTCTATGTGTGCAAGTTCATGCAAAATAGTCCTCCTCTTTTTATAATAAGATAAATTGTCGTTAATCAATATGTTATTTATGCCCGAGTAATTAAACACCAGGCCGTCAATGTAAGAGGGAAGTTTTATATATGTGATAGAAGCGTTATATCCGTTTAGCAATTCTTGTTGGGTTATGTTTCCCTCTAACATATCAATTATCATAGTCGACTCCCTGTTGTTTATCAATCTCTCTTTTTCTTTTCTCGATAATAAATCTTATATACTCTTCGTCTTCTTTTGTGAGGATATCTCTATGTTTGCTAAATAAGATTGCTAGTTGATCACTATTGTTGTCTTTACCTTCTATTGTTACATCAAATCCCATTAACCAAGGTTCTGATACACCCAAAGTTTCAGCAAGCACTGATAAATTGGATTGCTTTGCTTTATAATTGCCGCTCAAGTAATTTGATATCAAAGATTTGTCTAATCCTGTTTTGTTGGATAACTCACTTTGCGTCATGTTATTCATTGCAAGCGCTTTGCGAAGTCTATTTGCAAAAGTGTCAGCCACCATATAACATCTCCCTTCTTAAACAAATTGTAACATTTAATTTAGAAAAAGTCAAAAAAAATTGAGAAAAAATCAAAAAAACGCTTGACACCGTAGTTGAGATATGCTAAACTTTAGTTAGAGTTGAGAAGAACTCAACGCAAAAAGGAGGTGGAAACAGTTGGCGAGACGTTATGATTATAGTAAGCTGTACGGAAGAATCAGGGAAGTATATAAAACGCAAACCGACTTTGCGAAAGACATGAATCTTAGCAGCCAATCTATTAATTATAGACTTACTGGCAAAATGGATTTTAAACAAGGGGAAATTGAAAAGGCAATGGATCTTTTAAAAATCAAACCAGAAGAAGTAATTGAATATTTTTTTACACCAAAAGTTGAGAAAAACTCAATTATAGAAAATGATTAATCGATTTATAACCACATAGAAAGGAATGATTTATGACCAAATTGACTTATACAGCAAAAGATATCTCAGAAATATTGCACGTTAGTTTACAAACTGCGTACA